CACAGAACCTTTTACAATACATGGATCAGGGCTCGCTATCGTGTTGCACCTGGTGATAAGTCATTCAAGTTCCACGCTTGCCGGAACACGGCGATTACTGTCATGGCTGAACGTGGTGTCCAGCCTTTGACTGTAGCTAAGATGGTAGGCCATAGAAGCATGACTACAACCCTTGGATATTACAAAGCATCTACATCCGGATTGAAGGACGCAAGCGACCAATTGAACCTCTAATACCTTTTGTCCACCCATTGGTATACTCGGTAGATAATTAACGAGTGATTTGTAGCACACCGAAAGGGATCATAAGGATGAAGCAAAAGGGTTCAATAGAACAGCAGATAGAAAGAGATCGTCAGTCGTTAGAAGATGGTTTCAATAGAGCAACCGGTAAGAATAATAAGATAATACAAGCGAGTTTACGAAGTGAACCGCACAAGGTCATAGAAGGTGCCCTTGAGGCGGTCTCAAGTAAACTTAATGAAACCATTGAGGATGAGTTAAACAAGCCCACAGGCCGCCCTATGGCTTGGGTTAACGATTTAGCAACTCTAGACCCCGATTTGTTGGCATTGATTGGTCTTTCTACATGTATGGATGCCCAAGGTTCACAGGCTACGTATAACTGGACAGTTAACAAGATTGGTCGTCGTGTTGGTCTTGAACTATGGGCAGCTCAGGTACGAGCTGAAGACAAGAAGTTTTATGATCGCGTGACCAAGAAAGCTATCACAGACCACACAAGTGAGCGGTATAGAACTGAAGCTGTCTTAAGTATTGGAACACGCAAGGGTTACCAAAGACCAGAGTTTGTAGATATAGGTACAAGCACCACATCTGCTCGTTGGGTACAGGCAGGGCAACCTATACTCAATGCTATACTGTCTAGCTGTGATGTCTTTGAAATATACACCAACATAGTCAAGAACAAGACCAGAAGACACATAGTCTTAACTGCTGAAGCATCACAACAGATTGCCGAGGGTGAATATGAGGCTGCTTGGCTTGAGCCTATATTCACACCTATGATTGTACCGCCTAAGCCTTGGACAACTTTCTACACTGGTGCATATGAAGACCCAGCTTTAGCTGAGCAATGTGAATTAGTGAGGGCTGCATCACCTTGGCAGCGTAAAGAGATATCTCGTCAGCTTAGACGAAGAAAACAACCACCATACATCAGAGCTCTAAACCGGATCCAAGCGACACCCTTTATGATTAATGAGCCTATACTTGACGCTGTGGTCTGGGCATTTAGCAACAACCTAAGCATAGGTAAGTTTCCCAGGAAGGAACACATTGACCCTATAGAGTTTCCAGAGGATTACGACAGCTTGACTGCCTTTCAGAAAAAGGAGCTCAGAGTTAAAGCTCGAAACATCTTTAACCTTAACAAACAGATTGATGGTGATCGAGCTGTCATGGCTCAGGACCTAAAGACAGCTAAAGACCTATCAAGCTATGAAGAGTTCTATCTACCATGCAACTTCGACTTCCGTGGTCGTGTCTATCCTATACCACCATTCAGCCCACATAGAGATGACCACATCAAAGCTATGTTCTATTTAGCGAATGTCAGGCCAATCACACGTAAAGGCTTTGACTGGCTAAAGATCCATTTAGCGAATGTGGGTGACTTTGATAAAGTCTCTAAGCAGTCTTTTGATGGTCGCATGAAATGGACTGACGACAATCACGATATGATCATGTCTATCGCTGCAGACTACCAGGGCAACCTAGAACTATGGGCTGCAGCAGATAAGCCTTTTCAATTCTTGGCTGCATGTCTTGAATACGCAAGGTATCAAACTGAAGGCGACGGAATGCTGTCAGGTCTACCCCTAGGCTTAGACGGAACTAACTCAGGCATCCAACACTTCAGCACCCTTGCTAGAAACATGAGCGATGCCTACCTGGTAAACCTAATACCTCAGAGTGTCCCTAACGACATCTATCAGGCCGTAGCTGACAAATGCATTGAGTTTGTTAAAGCTGACGTAGACAATCCCATTGCTAAGCTTTGGCTCGATTATGGGATTGATCGTAAGATAGTGAAACGTAACGTGATGACCTATGGCTACTCCAGCAGACTGTTTGGATTTAAAAACCAAATCATGGATGACCTTATGCGTCAGTTAGATCGTAAAGTTAAGAATGGTGATTTAGATAGTCATCCATTCACTGATGATTTCCATACACAAGTTCTGAGTGCTGAGTATTTAGCCAAGCAGAACTGGACTGCAATTAATGAGGTCATCTCTTCAGCGAAGGAAGGTATGGCCTTTCTTCAAGAGCTTAGTCACTTAGTGAGCAATGCCAAAGAACACATGCATTGGTACACGCCTGTGCAATTCCCAGCGGCACAGTTTTACCCACAACGGACTGTAAAGAAGATAAAAGTCTATCTTCATGACCGGACTGCTAATGTTCGAAAGAGAACTCAAGTATCCCTTAAGGATGTTAAGGTAAACACTATTGATGTGCGTAAAAGCAAAACAGCTATTGCACCTAACTTTATCCATTCGCTTGATTCAGCGCACCTCATCCAAACTGTCTTGTGCATGTTGAAGAAGCGTCCGGCGGTCAAAGACTTCATGCTGATACATGATAGCTTTGCCACCACACCAGCGCAGACCGACAAGCTTTATCACGGCATTAGGGAAGCATTTGTAGAGATGTATAACGACAGGAACTATTACAGTGAACTGTTAGAAACATGCATCAACAGATTAGGGTATATGCCAGTGGACGAAGATTTACCTAATTTACCACACCGAGGCACAATGGATGTGACAGTGGTTTTATCAAGTAAATACTGCTTCAGTTAGTTTTGTCCACCTATTGGGCTACCCGATCTCCGTATCCCATTGTCATCACATACACGTGAAAGATTATTACAGCGAGCACGGCTGCACTATAGCCGTGGCGAACCGCTGCCACTTGATTTAATGGCGCAGCTTTTGGCCCAAGGTGTCGAAGTTGTCCATTTTGATCATCACCCTTCCAAACAATCACTAACCTCAGAAAAGGAGCATGAATAATGTCTATTGATAAGATTGTTTTGCAAACGCCTATTGCGAGGACCAGGTATAGTCACCTGTCCAAGCCTGATACCAAATGGAACTCAGAAGGCGAATATAAGACCGAGCTGGTCTTAGAAAAGAACACGGAAGAAACAAAAGCTTTTGTTAAATCCGTGGAAGAGGCTGCTAGAGCCTACTATGGAGCTGACGCTGCAAAAGCAATGCTTCCCCTTAAAACTGATGCTGAAACAGGCGAGTTAATCTTTAAAGCTAAGTCTAGTTTTAAACCTAAGTTTGTTGATAGCGAGGGTGTTCTCTTACGAGAGGCCCACATACCAAACATCTTTAGCGGTTCTGAAATTAGAATGTTTGTAACTCTTAAGCCCACTGCGGCTCAGGGTAAGATCTACGTCAGCTCTTACATTCAAGCAGTACAGCTTATTAATGTAGTTGAGAGCTCAAGCCCAAGTTCACTGGAGTTTGACAAGGTTGAAGATGGCTTCAAAGCTCGGCCTGATCTTGCCGGTAGTAACGAACTCCAACCAGGTGATCCTGGTGCGAAAGATCTCGCCAGTTCATTCTTGGACCAATAGGTTAGTCCAGAAATATAGGTCGGGTCTCGAAGAACGAGTAGCCGAGCAGATCACAAGCATTGGGCAAGATGTTGTTTACGAGCAGCATAAGGTTCAATTTGAGTGGCCCGCTCGGTTCTCAAACTACACACCTGACTTCCAATTGATTGGACCAAATGGTTCATTCTTTGTGGAGACAAAAGGCATCTTCTCAGTTAAGGACCGGCAAAAGCATTTGCTTATCCAAGAACAATGCCCACACATCGACATCCGATTTGTCTTCAGCAACTCACGTAACAAACTTTATAAAGGGAGCTCCACAACCTATGGGATGTGGTGTGACAAGCATAACTTTATGTATTCGGACAGTTTAATACCTCTTGACTGGCTGAGCGCATAAAGGAGAGCGGGGCCGTTGTTTTTCCCTCCCTTTGCAGCGGCCCCCAATTCATTTCTTAAAGGGATAGCAATGCAACAATATCAAGATAGTAATTATTTATATAAAGGTCCGTGTGACGACTGCGGCAGTTCAGACGCTTGTGCGGTTTACGATGATGGTCATACGTTCTGTTTCTCCTGTAAGACGTACCGCAAACATGATGGCGAAATCGTTGAGGGGGCCCCAGTACCACCAGCGCAAAAAGCGCAGCAAGAAAACTTACTCCAGGGTGAAATCCAAGCAAATAGAGACCGAGGACTAAGCGAAGACACTTGTCGGAAGTTTGGGTACAAGCTGGTAACCTATAAAGGCAAGAAAGCTTGGGCTGCTCCATACAGGAATAAAGACAACATGATTGTCGCGCAGAAAGTCAGAACACTAGATAAAGACTTTGTGTTGGTTGGTAATGGTAAAGGTTTGTCATTCTTCGGACAGCATTTGTGGTCCGGCGGTAAACGCTTAATAATTACCGAGGGTGAGATTGATGCGATGTCAATCAGCCAGGTTCAAGGGCACCGGTGGCCTGTGGTCTCACTCCCGCAAGGCTCTGGTTCAGTCAAAAGAACTGTCCGTCAGAATTGGGAATACTTAGAGCGCTTCGAGGAAATCATCGCATGTTTCGATATGGATGATCCTGGTCAAAAGGCTGCGCTCGATTTAGCTGAGCTTCTCCCACAAGGTAAAGTAAAGATTGTTAGTCTACCGGCTAAGGATGCAAACGACATGCTTATGGCTGGTCGTGAAAAAGAATTAGTCAGTGCACTTTGGGAAGCTAGACCATACCGCCCCGAAGGTATCGTGTGCGCTTCAGAACTTAGAGACAAGTTACTAAGTGATACTGAAGTATCATGCATGACTTATCCTTATGAAAGCCTAAACCTAATTACGCGAGGTATTCGTAAGCAAGAGCTTGTGACCATAACTGCTGGCTCTGGAATGGGTAAAACCACATTCGTATCAGAGATTGCTTATAATCTACATTCGCAAGGTCACAAGATCGGTATGGTCATGCTTGAAGAAAGTACGCAGCGCACGATGCGGAACTTAGTGTCAATAAAAATGGATTTTAATTTAGCTGAGGAACACAATGTCCCAAGTAAAGATATTCTTGCTCATTATGATGATATGGTTGCTTCTGGAGATATTTATCTTTTCGACCATTTCGGCTCCAACGATATCGACACACTTTGTAGCCGCATAAGGTATATGGCGAATGTCTTAAAGGTTGAAGTAGTGATTTTAGATCATGTCAGTCTTTTAGTCTCCGGCCTTCGAACTAATGACGAAAGAAAGTTAATTGATGTTGCCATGACTGAGCTACGTAAGCTCGTTCAAGAGTGTAACATAGCATTACTGCTCGTCAGTCACTTACGTAGGCCCAGCGGCGACAAAGGATTTGAAGAAGGGCTCAAGCCCTCATTGCAAGCGCTGCGGGGTAGTCACTCGATAGCTCAGCTCAGCGATATGTGTATTGGGATTCAGTCGGATCCTGATGAACCCAGTAGCAACAAGAGAACGCTATGGGTTCTTAAAAACCGACTGACCGGTGAAGTAGGGAACGCAGGTAAACTACAGTACAGCCGAAAGGTTGGAAGACTTAAAGAGGTTCACCCAGACTTTTAGATGGGAACCTTAAATGGACTTAAATGTTGAATGGACTGTCTGGAGACTTAAACCAGGCATCCCTGGTCTTAGTCCTAGAGACCTAAATTATTACAAGCAAATCCAAAATGTAGAACACGTTGTTGTACTGAACAGCGAGAGTGAAATTGTGCAGGTTTCATCGCCCACCATTGGTGTGAAGAAGCCTGTCAAAAGGAGAAAACGTAATGGGAATAAACAAACCAAAGAAGGTAACGCCGACACATGATTTGAGTTGGTATGTTAAGTGGGTCTCAACACTACTAATTATGTCGGGCCTGATTTGCCGCGCAATCGCATTCTCAACACCACTGGATTTATTACTGTCATTCTATGGAACAGTGGGCTGGTGTTTAGTTGGTTACTTATGGAAAGACCGAGCGCTCATGGCGCTTAACGCTTTTGCAGCGCTGTTGCTTCTAATTACATTACTAAAGTTTACTGCGGGTGTTTAAATGTTTGGGCGTTTAACATTCGACATAGAAACAAATGGACTGATACCTGAGCTCGACAGGATCCATTGTCTTGAAATTAAAGATGTTGATACCGGTCAAGAGTACAGCTTTGGACCACGTGAAATAGAGCTTGGTATTGACGTTTTAGAAAAGGCTGATGAAATCATAGGTCACAATATATTGGGCTTTGATATACCAGCAATATGCAAGGTCTATCCTGACTTCAAAACCAAAGCTAAACAAACTGATACACTTGTTCTGTCGCAGCTCATTAAAGGCGATCTAAAGAATGAAGATTTTATTACCCAACCACCTGAGCTACCGAAACGACTTTATGGGTCTCATTCTCTAAAGGCTTGGGGTCACCGGCTACATAACCATAAAGGTGACTTTGGATCTAACAATGACTGGTCTACCTGGTCCAAGGAGATGCAGGAATACTGTAGACAAGACGTAAGTTTAACTGTCGATTTGTTTAAATACTTAGACACAAAAGGCTGGTCATCCGAAAGTATTGAACTTGAGCACCAAGCTGCAGAACTATGTGGACGTATTGGTAACGCTGGATGGACTTTTGATTTAGAGAAAGCAAGAAGCCTTTATGGAACTTTAGCCGAGATCAGAAGTAAGATTGATGTGCAGCTTCAAGACTTGTTTGAGCCTTGGGAAGTCAGTGAAACTTTTATTCCAAAGCGAGACAACAAGACACTAGGTTACGTAAAAGATAAGCCTTTTGAGAAAAAGAAAACTATTGAGTTCAATCCAAACTCACGGAGACACATTGAGTATTGTCTACGACAAAAGTACGGATGGAAACCAAAGCTGTTAACAGTTCATGGTCACGCACAAATTGATGAGACTGTTTTAGGTGACCTTAACTATCCCGAAGCTCAGCTCCTGTCTAAGATGTTCTTAATTCAAAAGCGTATTGGTCAGTTAGCTGAAGGCAAGAGCGCTTGGATGAAACTTGTAGATGATGATGGACGCATTCGGCATAGGATCATTTCCTCTGGAACTGTCTCAGGCCGAGCTTCACACCAGCGCCCTAACCTTGCCCAAGTACCGAGAGCTGCACAGGCTTTTGGTAAACAGTGCCGCGAACTGTTCACTGTTCCGGAAGGCTATAGCCTGGTTGGTTGTGATTTGAGCGGCATCGAGCTGCGGATGTTGGCTCACTATCTAAATGATGATGGTGAGTACGCTAAGCAAATCCTTGATGGTGATATTCATACAGCCAATCAGAAAGCTGCCGGTCTTGAAACACGTGACCAGGCAAAGACGTTCATTTACGCACTATGCTTTGGTGCCGGTCCAGCAAGGATTGGTGACATTGTAGGTAAAGGTCCTAAAGAAGGCGCAATACTTCGTAAGCGTTTCTTTGCGACTATGCCAGCGTTCGAAGAGCTTCAGAAGAATTGTGAAGTGGCTGCAGAACGTGGCTACTTGAAAAGCCTGGACGGACGGAAGGTTCCTATCCGCTCAGCGCACAGCGCACTTAATACACTGCTCCAGTCAGCAGCGGGGTGCATCAGTAAGAAATGGATCTGTATGATCGACGAGCACCTCTGCGCTGAAGGGTTAGATGAACACGCTTATATGATCGCTTGGGTGCACGATGAAGTACAGGTCGCTGTCCGTAAAGGATACGAGATTGATGTCGGTGATAGACTTCGAAGAATGGCGCAAGAAGCTGGAGAACACTTCAAGACGCGAATCAGGATCGACGCAGAGTATAGCGTCGGACAGACCTGGGCTGATAGCCACTAAAGTACAATTATTAGAACAACTACCATTTATGATTGGGATGCATGCCGTGCTCGATAGAGCTTGGCGTGATCCATTCACGACCAAGTCGGACTTTGCGAGAACGCATGCTGACTTCATTGCAATAGCTAGTTACGAGGGAATGATAACCACCAAACTCTCCGAGGAAACTTGGGGTAAGGAATGGCTAATCACTGAACTTGGCATGGCGTTTAGGGAAGATCTCAGGATCACAATAGAAAGGATAGCAGATGACATTTCCGGACACACAGAAGACGAGCCAACAAACGACAACACTCCTGATTGATGCTGATTTGTTTTTATATCAGGCATGCGCTGCAGCCGAAAAAGAATATCGGTGGGAGCAGGATGTCTACACTAAGTTATGTGATCTAAGTGAAGCTAAAGATATCTTCCGAGATAAAATGAAGTTTGTTACTGACACACTCCAGTCAGACAAGATGATCTTGTGCTTCAGTGATAAACTCAACTTCCGAAAGCTTGTCTCTGAAACTTACAAGGCTAATCGTAAAGATATAGCCAAGCCTACTGGTTTTAAAGCATTCATCGAATGGGCCAAAGGTACTCATAAGTATTATTGGAAACCCAGTTTAGAAGCTGATGACTGTATGGGCATCATGCAGACCATGCCTGGTTCTGACACGATTATTGTCTCAGATGATAAGGATATGAAGACTATACCTGGTCGTCTTTACAGACCAATGGCTGATGAGATGTTAGAGATCTCAAATGATGAGGCTGACTATAACTTCTTTACTCAATGCCTTACCGGTGACCCTACAGATGGTTTCCCTGGTCTACCAGGTTTCGGTCCAAAGAAAGCCGAGGCGCTGCTGAAAGCTCACAGATCGTCCTGGTCAACTGTTGAGAATGCTTACCTTAAAGCTGGTCTTACTAAAGATGATGCGCTTACCCAAGCTCGTCTTGCTCGGATACTTCGTTGGTCGGATTGGGATGCTAAGGCCAACACTTATAAACTTTGGGAGCCAGAATATGTCACTGCCTGAAAGAGAGAGCTTCGATAGATTTATCGCACGATCATATAAAGAAGGCTTGCAGGAACAGGAAGCAGCCAAACAAAACAACATGGTTATTAAACCTAAACATTACACCGCCTGGAATGTAGAGCCGGTGGAGTTCATTCTTCGTAACGATATGGAGTTCTGGAGAGGCAACGTAATTAAGTACGTCATGCGCTGCGGTAACAAACTGTACGACGGAATGGACAAGAGCCAGTCTGAGATCACGGATCTAGAAAAGGCTAAACGATATATAGACATGAGAATAAACGTACTAAGAGGAAAGAACCCGACTGATGTTACAGAATAACTACCTACCTACCGATTATCAAAACTTTATTGCACTATCACGATATGCACGATGGAAAGAAGAAGAAGGCCGTCGCGAAAGCTGGGACGAAACTGTTGATCGTTACATTGATAATATTGTCCGACCTGTTCTTGAAGGTAAGAAATATAAAGAAACAATCAGTGAGCTGCGGGACGCTATTCTTGGTCTGCAAGTAATGCCAAGCATGAGAGCACTAATGACTGCAGGAGCTCCAGCTCAAAGAGATAACACTTGTATATATAACTGCTCTTACCTTCCTGTAGATCACCCCAGGGCATTCGATGAGGCTATGTTCATTTTACTGTGTGGAACTGGTGTAGGTTTCTCAGTTGAACGTGAAGCTGTCAGTAAGCTGCCCTCGATCCCTGCTGAGCTGGTGGAAAGCGATGATGTGATCGTAGTGCCTGACAGCAAGGAAGGCTGGGCTAGAAGCTATCGTAAGCTGATCTCAATGCTATACCTGGGTGACATACCCAAGTGGGATCTATCGAGGATCAGACCGGCGGGAGCCCGACTGAAGACATTTGGGGGCAGGGCATCAGGACCAGGACCGCTGGACCAGCTCTTCCAATACACACTGGACATATTTAAGGCCGCTGCCGGTAGACCGCTGACCCCGTTCGAATGTCACAGCCTGATGTGCAAGATCGGTGAGATCGTGGTCGTTGGTGGTGTTCGCCGGTCAGCAATGATCAGCCTATCGAACTTACAAGACGACAAGATGCGGTCAGCCAAATCCGGTGATTGGTGGAACGCTAGACCAGAAATGGCGCTGGCTAACAATAGCGTCTGCTACACAAGCAAGCCGGACATGGAAGCATTCCTAAGTGAATGGAAGGCCCTGGTCGAAAGCAAGAGCGGCGAACGTGGTATCTTTAGTCGCGCTGCTGCCAAGGATCATGTAGCTAAGAATGGTCGTCGTAATAATGATTGGGACTTCGGGACTAATCCTTGCAGCGAGATCATACTACGTCCTCATCAGTTCTGTAACTTGACTGAAGTGGTTGTAAGAGCAACTGATACAGAAGAGACCTTAGCTAATAAAGTTTTCTTAGCTAGTGTCCTCGGTACTGTACAAAGTAACTACACTTACTTCCCTTACCTTCGATCACGTTGGGAAACCAACACTGCAGAAGAGCGTCTGCTTGGTGTAAGCCTGACAGGTATTATGGACAATGATCTGACCAGCGATCCAGACCCAGACATGCTTGAGCGATTAAAAGAAGTGGCTGTCTTAGCTAACCAAAAGTTCGCTAAAGAATTAAAGATTAAACCTAGTGCAGCAATCACTTGTGTGAAGCCTTCCGGCACTGTCAGTCAGCTCGTAGACAGCGCCAGCGGAATCCATGCAAGGCACAGCGCTCACTATGTCCGGACAGTTCGGGCAGATAATAAAGACCCTCTCACGGCCTTCCTAATTGACCAGGGGGTGCCTTCGGAACCATGTGTTATGAAGCCAGACACCACGACTGTGTTTAGTTTCCCAATCACAGCTCCAGCCGGCGCGGTAACCAGGACTGAGATGTCTTCACTAGAGCAGCTTGAGGTCTGGAAGAAGTACGCGATCCATTGGTGTGAACACAAGCCTAGCGTGACGATTAGTGTCCGTGATGATGATTGGCTGAAGGTTGGAGCTTGGGTTTACGATAACTTTGATTTGCTCTCAGGTATCTCATTCCTGCCGCAAGATAACCATAGTTATCAACAGGCACCATACCAAGAATGCGATGAAAGTGTAGTTAAAGAGTTGACGGAGAAAATGCCTGACAATATCGTATGGTCACTGCTTAGTGAGTTTGACAAAGAAGAAGCTGTCACTAGCAGTCAGACTTTAGCTTGTAGTGGTGATAGCTGCGAAGTAGTCGATCTTACCGGTTAAGTCTCAGTAGAAGTACGCCAAGGGACCCAACTGGCCTCCAAATATAAAGAAACAGTAGCACCTGCTTCATGGAGTGCCCAGTCGGGCCTTGACGCTCATGATTAAACACCAAAAGACAAAAGAATAAAAGTGAACAAAGCATGTACGTATGCAAGTTATTCACAATATAATGTCATGTCGTCTTGACGTTATTCGTCAAGTGATTGAAATATGTGACTTGGGTGCATTGCAATTGCCATTATTGGAGTGGCCCAATCCAACTTTATGTCAGTCGCTTTATTGTTAACACCACCAGGATTATACAAGGTATATAGATTACCAGGTTGAGGATAAACAACTGTCAAAACTATCCTTGTCGTTTCACGTTCACATTTACCTAAAACTACATCGTCTGAAATCTTACAATATGCCCAAGCCTCATGTACACCTTGGTGAACATAATTACCTTCAATTGGTCTCTTATCTACAACGTCCACGCTGTTAATCATGTAGTTAAGTGGTCCGTTATATCTATCGTTATTCTCGTGAACGAATACACCATAGTGTAAAGCCTTTTGATAAGTCGCGGTCCATGCAAACCGAGGCTTACCGGTCCATAGTTCTCTTGTAAATGATGTCTCAAAACCTGCTTCTACAGGGTTATTATCCATCTTAACTGTACCCATTACAGGCATACCTGTGGCGGGGAAGAAGATATCCTGTGGAGCACAGCCGAGTATCTCAGCATACTCGAATGCATCGTCTAAGGTCATCTTAATCTGACCGGAGATATGTCTACTGAGTGTCTCAGGTTTAACACCTTTGATCTTAGCAATGTCTCTCTTTAGCATGCCGCTCTCACTTAACATCTTCTCAAAGTTTACTGGTCTATTCATGGTGCTACTGCCCTTCTCTTTAGGTTAACGATTGATGTCTTACGTCAATAGCATTGATAGGTACCTTTTGTCCACCCATAAGAGATAATGCTGGAGACTTACGTTATACCAGCGCAGTATCTTGTGCGGGTTATAGTAAGGCGCAGCCGACTAATGACAGACACAGGTAGACACAGGCAGACAGTAGGTGTCAGTAGGTGTCATTGGGTGGCTGAGGGTGAGCTGTCTTGTATGTCCCGATTTCCACACAAGCCAAAACCAGGCCAAGCCATCAATTCTCTGATTGTACCTTGGTCTCACATTAAAATGTCAACGGATACCACATCCGTTACAGAGATATACTAATGATATCAACTTCCTAGGTTCCATGTCTCCGATTAGAGGGGGCGTGGGTTAACAGATCGTCCGTTTCGCAAAACCCAGTAAAGGGGTCGGACGTTGTTGTTGTTGTTAGGCTTTAAACAGCAGAGGTCCATATTATGGCGCTAGAGTCCGGCTCTTACATCAATAGTCTAAACGAGAATAATCCTGTAGCTACAGACCCCCTAGCACAGGCCGATGATCACATCAGATTGATTAAAGCTACTATTAAAGCCTCATTTCCTAATATCACCGGCGCGGTCACATTAACCCAGGCTGAGATTAATGCTCTCAAGACTACCCTAAGCGCTGCGGCGGGGACGCGCATGTTGTTTCAGAACACAAATGCGCCTGTCGGTTGGACCAAATCGGTAGATTCAGGTTTTAATAATTCAGCGCTGCGAGTAGTCACTGGTAGCGTGGGATCAACTACTGACAAGTCAGGCGGTAGTGTTGCTTTCCAGAATGTTTTCACCAGTCAAACTCCAGCCGGTACAGTGTCTACAAACTTCAGTGGCACCAGTGCTTCGACTGTATTGTCGGTGGACCAGATACCTTCACACAATCACAGTTTCACAGAAGAGTTTAGTAAAGAAGACAACAACTTCGACCCTGGTTCACAACGACCACTACGAGAGAACTCTGTCGATCTTGGTGACTACACTATCACGACCGCTAACACCGGTGGTGGACAAGGTCACACCCACGGATTCTCAGTGACCGGCGGTAGTACCTTTGCAGGTAGCTCCATGAACTTTGACGTTAAATACGTAGACATCATCATAGCCCAGAAAGACTAAACACCATGCAGATTGAGATAGAGAGCAACTGCCCAATCGCAGGGTTTACCGAGTGTAAGAAACAAGCCTGTTCATGGTTCACCAAAGTCCGTGGCACTAACCCGAACACCGGACAAGAGGTAGATGAGTATGGCTGCGCGGTGGCGTGGCTTCCAGTACTGCTTATAGAGAATGCCCAGCAGAATAGACAGACCGGAGCTGCTGTTGAGAGCTTCCGGAACGAAGTCACGAAGACACAGAAGGAAGGCATGGACGCTCTCGCCTATCACTTTGATAGAGCCAGCAGGGGTGAACCAAACTTCCGAACATTACAACAAGCAGTCATCCAAGATACAGAAGAGGTGACCGAGTAGGACATAAGCTATGGCTATACTTCCAGTAAGAGATCTAGGTAGAACTGGTGCGATAACAGACCTGTCTCCCTACAATCTACCCCTTAGTGGTTTTAGTCGTGCAGTGAATGTCCGGTTTGATGAAGGTAAAGTTCGCCGGTCACCGGTCTTTAGAACGGCACTTAGCTCTCTTGGGTTTAGCCCTAGGTTTACATTTGGTATTGTGCCTTCTTCCGGTTTTGATACAACCCTGGTCATATCAGATGCACTTGTAATTAAGGAATACAGCAACGGCACATTGACTGACCGGTCTGGTTCCATATCAGCTAGTTCAGACCCCAGGCCCTTCACTGGTACCACCTTGTCGGATGTGGTCTACATCAACAGACCAGACCATGTGCCGGTGTTCCGTACCAGCGGTACGTCTAATTTTGCATCCTTAACGAACTGGCCTAGCACATATAGAGCAGTGTCTCTTCGAGCATTCGGTAGTCAGCTCATAGCTCTTAATATCACCGAGGGTGGTAACAGCTTCCCAAACCGCGTTAGGTTTTCTAACTTTGCTCTAGCTAATTCAATTCCTGATAGTTGGGATGAGAGCGATGCTACCAAGTCGGCTGGGTTCAATGATCTCGTAGAAATGGACACGGCGATTGTCGATGGAATGTCTCTCGGCTCCAACTTCATCATATATTCCAGCACGGAAGTTTTCTTGATGGAGTTCACAGGTGGTACGTTCCTGTTCAACTTCCGTAAGCTCTTTACAGATAGTGGTCTGATCAATCAGAACTGTGTGGTTGAAGTTGAGGGGAAACACTTCTGCTTCGATAACAACGACATCTATGTTCATGATGGTACGTCACGTAGAAGCATATGTGATGAACGTGTAAAGAACTTTATATTCTTAGGCTTGAACAGTCTGAAAAAGAACAGATGCTTTGTGCAGCATAACCCTAACCTCAACGAGATCTACTTCTGCTATGTCAGTGGTGATGAGTTAGTAAGTTTTCCAAATGCTGACCGGTGTAATCGCGCTGCAGTTTACAATTACAGGAAAGATACCTGGTCATTTATGGATCTACCGAATGTAAGCTCAGCGTCTATTTTAAATCTCAATACTGTTGCGACTTACGCGACTGCAACCGGTCTTCCATACGATACAACCGGTGGTAGTTATTATGATCAGGAAGATAGTTTTCAACGTCATGTTGTGTTTGTTGGTGATAGCAATACTGGTGATGGTATCACTTCAGATAAAATCTACGGATTAGACTTAAGCGATGAGGGTAGTATCTCTTTTCCTCTGGATACTGAAGCAACAAAACGTGCATTGTTTGAGCGGGTAGGTATAGACCTTGATCAAGCGTCTAGGGCTGTAGGTGTTAGAGGCTATAAAGTCTTAACTAGGATTTACCCGCAAGCTGAGACTAACAATACTGATAAAATCCTCACGTTAGAGTTTGGTGCTTCGGATACACCATCCAACCCACCAACTTTCGATGCGCCGGTGAGCTACAACACATCAACAGACCATAAGATTGATAGCCGCGCTGCCGGTAGGTATCTCAGTTACCGAGTTACTGTCACTGATAATAAAGACTTTGAGTTTTCAGGCTTCGACTTTGAGGTCACCGCGACAGGTAAACGATAATGAGTACTAATGAAAAGACGGATGCTCTGTTTACGGAGTATATACGCGGTCAATATCCCCAGATTGAAGAAGGAATAAGACGATACATACAAGATGAGCTCCAACGTATCGAGATTTCTCTGCAATCAACAGCCTCAACAACAGTTCATGTTGTCGATAAACCCCCTCAGAACCCTCTAAAAGGGCAAATACGCTTCGCTGTAAGCCCTTGGGACCCATTAGGGAGCGGTTACAGTGGTCTTGTGGTCTATGACGGCAACAACTGGCGCAAAATAAACATAACTTAGGTAAAAAAGATGTTAGAACAAATGGCAGGTTCTTTGGTTAATGGCTTCATTGCCAACAAAATAGCCAAGAAAGACCGAGCAAACAAACAAAAGCAAATTGATGCCCAGATGGCAGGGTTTAACCTTGCTAAACCTTATCTGGAGCAAATGTATTCGGGCACAGGTCAAGCTGTAACTGATGCAATCAATACCGGCACCTTTGGCAACACCTATGTTGACTATTTTAACCCACTGAACCAGCAATTCATCGATTACACAACCGGCATGGCAGACAGCTTGCAGCCGACAATTTCCAATCAATTAAACACACTTGGAGGTTTCGGTGACTACTTTAATCAAGCTGGTCAGATGGCACTACAAAACCCACTTGATGGCGCTATACAATATTCAACAGGCGACAGACTGGACACGTTAAGTAATGCTGCTTTACGTAATCCATATCGTCAGCTTATGGAGAATACTTTACCAGGTATTAACATAGCAGCCAGCCAAGCAGGTGGCATGAATAGCTCACGTGCGGGTGTAGCTGACGCAATTGCCAATCGAGCTTTTGACGATAGGTCTGCAGACGTTAGAGGCACTCTTCAAGATGCCTTGATGACACAATACCTAACCAACAACCAGAACATGATTACCAACTTGATGAATGTAGGCACAAACCAAATGCAGGGCTTCGGTAACTCTATGGGTTACATTAACGATATTGGTCAGTTCTATGATGTTGCCGGTAATGCAGTTTACCAAGATGCTGTCAATAAGATGGCTGCAGATAAAGCTGCATTTGATGAAGCACGTGACTTCCCACTTAGTGTTTACCAACAGCAATCACAGATCATGTCTAATGCACCAACTTCAGTTAGGCCTGATGCAAACATGTACAACCCACAAGCAGCGGCTGTTGCTGGTGCTTACTCTGGTGGCATGGGTGGCGGGTTTAATCCAGGCGGTATCTTTGGTGCGCCCCCTACCTAATAAATCAATCAATCAATATAAAAACAGGATTTAAATTATCATGGCATTTCCACTTTTATACCCTCTTCTTGCCAGTGGTGCCGCTGCTGCGGGTGGTTACTTTTTAGGTAATTCCAACAGGCAAAACCAAGGCGGTGCTTTAAGTAATACCTATGGTGGTTATAACCCAAATAGCCAACCGATATTAACTTCGCCAGTTATTACTCCACCTTCACAAAACAGAAGGGATGGTGTGTTAATGAACCCAGTCTTACCTAATATGCCTACGTATCAGGGTAACCCTTATAACGCTGCGCTAGGTAAAGCAATGTCTGTTGCTAATGAAGGTGGCTCAGCAATGTTAGGTGGATACTTTACAGGGTTAGAGGATGGGCAAGTTAATAAGTACAATGCTGAAACACAAGGCTATGCAAATACGATTAATGCACTGGCTGCATTGCAAGATGCCCAGAATGAGGCTGCTGAAAATCAACCATCACCAACAGATCCTAAATATACACTAGCATCTCTCGATGCACTTGATCAGGCTGCTATGCTAGTTCAAGACGATTCAAACTGGACCACCGGTTTATTAGGTCAAGTTGCTTCTTTATTCCCAGGCACACCAGCTAACGATCTCAAAGAACTAATAACAACAGTCGAAGCATCAATAGGTTTCGGTCGTCTTGAGGAGATGAGAGCGCAGTCATCAACTGGTGCATCCGGTCTTGGTTCATTGTCTAAGAATGAGCTTGATCAGCTTAATGCATCTATAGCTTCTCTTAAAATCTCTCAGTCTAAACCTCAGTTTACGCGAAATCTAAAGAAGGTACGTGGTCATTACGTCAACTTCATATTAGCAGTGAACGCCGAGCGCCAAGCATATAACAGAATGATCGACACAGGCCGACTGAGCGGTGTCAAATTACCATTTATACAGGTACCGGCATCACCTTTTAATAGGCAAAACCCCCAGGGCAATCCAAACCCCCAGGGCAATCCAAACCCCCAGGGCAATCCCAATCCCCAGGGCAATCCCAATCCCCAGGGCGGTCCTAATAACCCAGGTGGTAACAGACGCCAAGTAGGCACGGATATTAATGGCAACCCAATATATGCAGTTCAATAAAGTAAGAAATTTACCTAATGGCAATATATCAAGTCGGAAATGAACAGTTTGAAATTGACGATGCCCTATCCCCAGAACAAGCCGTACAATCCATAAACTCAATCATAGCCGGACGCGACAACGCATTCCAATTTAGTTATGACGCTGCACGTGAAATGACTGGGGGCGGTCTAGAAACTTTAGGTAACTTAAGTGAAAAGTATTTAGGCGGTGATTTAGGTGTATCTGAGTATGGTGAAGATTTACGTCAACGTGCTGCAGAAGATATAAAAGAGGGTGGTTACGTACCAAAGTACCAAGGTGACTTTTTAGATCAAAGAAGCCTTGGCGATATGGTTGGTTATGTTGGTGAGGGCATAGCTCAAAACGCTTTCTCAGGTGGTGCCGCTATAGCTGGTGGAGGTGCTACGGCACTTGCTGGAATATTTAGTGCACCCGCAGCTATCGTTTTAGGCGGGGCTACATTCGTTGGCTCAGCAATACTGGGTACCGGTGAAACAGCCAATGAAATGCGTGACAAAACCGGTCAGGTTAATGAAGAACTTGCTGCCGGTACTGGTCTAGTCATTGGCTTCTTAGATAAGTTTGGTGCCGGTAAACTCTTCAGTAAAAGCGAATTAGCCGACATGTCAGTCGGTAAACTTGTAGATGAGTTACAAAAGAAAGGCTACCGCCGTGCAGCCGAAGAGCTCACTAAAGAGACACTTAAACGTGCAGGGGCAGAGGGACTTACTGAGGCCTCGCAAGAGCTTGCGGTCGTTGGTGCTACTGCTGCAACCGGTGGTGAATATACGCCTAGTGAAGTAGTCAATCGCGCAATCAATGCAGGTGTTATTGGTACCGGACAGGGTGGAATTGTCGCCGGTACAACTCAAGCTGTCACTATGGGTGTTACTGGAACACAGTCTACTAAGCACCTCTCTAAACTCGACACTGAAGCTGGTCTTCTCCGTGAAATCGGAATGGAGACTGACAATCCGGATGTATTGGCAGCAGCGAACCAACTTAACATTGCAGTCGAGCAAGCTCGTAATGGCGACCTAACTTTTCTAAAAGAGATCGCTGACGCTGAGCAGAACGCTGACCAAGTTCCGGTCGATGACAGCAATAGAGAAAGCCGTGCCCAGGCATCCTTTGCTGCCCGTCTGCAAAGCATTGCCGAGGATGGTGATGCACTTTCTGGCAAGCCTTTAGATTTACAAGATGTTGATCCAGGCAGCGAGAGTGGTGCACGTAAAGCTATAGAAACAGCACACGGACAAATAGCCGGACAGATTACTGAGCTGGTAGCTATCCTAAGAGGTCGCTTAGATCCGAAACAAGCTGATACATTAGATGAGCTTTTCGATAGAGCTGATGTAAAACAATCGTTAAAGTTTTCACGTAATAAAGTTAAGAAGTCATTCCCAGCCTCAGTATTCGAAAAGCTGGGTGAGCTGACTGCAGGTACACGCGAAGGTGATCTCTTACGTAACCTGGTGCTTGAAAGTATGGAGCTCACACGTGTTCATAATGAAGGATATGTTGGTGGACTATCTGGTTTTGTAGACAAGTATATAAACCCATTTAGCAACGCTGGTTCCTATAACAGTAAAGCTCAAATGGCTAATGGTCTGCGCTTTGTTGCATCGGCGGTTGCCGGTACAGCTTCCGGTGGTCTTACATTATTAGCACAGCTCGGCCTCATTGGTGGATCACGTGCATTCGATGCATTGACCGGCGCTCGGTCTGCAGTAGGCACATACGTAAACCAGAATATTGAGAATACAAGATTAGGTGTAGATCCCTCGCTGCCTTCTTTGTTTGAGCAGCAGAAATCTTTACAAGCTACACAGCGTGAGCAGGACATGCTTATTCAAGCCTTGACTGCCAATCTTAATCTTACACCTGCAGCCGGGCCTGAGTTTGCAATATTAAAGACTGTGCAAGACGCTGTACAAGTTTATGAAGGCGAAACAGTAGAGCTTGGTCCTCAAGATATTGAGGCTGCCAATGAAGATTTATTAAAGACACTTGGTGAGCAATACCGGCCTTTCTACAATCTAATTAAAAACAGAACACTAGAAGATCAGTTACCTCGCGAGCTTATGAAAGTCGTTACGGATTTAATCTTATCTAAGAAGCGTTCTGAGATCCGAGCTAATAGACAATCTGAAAACATATCTGATGCTGCAGAGCTACGCGGTGTCATTAATAATCAGCGTGAAGCTGGTAAGAGAGATAACATAGCGTTTGTTCAAGAGCTCCGTAATCAGCTCAATGAAGACTCAAAAGTATCGGCTGTTGTTAAAGGCCGTGTACTGACTGTCCTTGATGAGTTTGGGCGTAACCTTGGTACTGAGCCGGTCAAGTCTATAGATCAGGCAATCAAGAAGATAACAAGCGGTAAAACACCTGTACCTCAAGAGGTAGTCGATGCGTACCTCAATCCTTACCGAGAGAGAGTGGTTCGTCAGCAAGAGCAAAACAGTAACGCTGAAACTATTGCTACTAATATTGAAGGTAAAGGCCAAAAGAACGAAGTCTTTGATCCAGAAACTAATATGTTAGTTGACAACACACCTTTCGATCCCGCTGATCTTGGTGATGAAGTAAACGCAACAATACTACCGATCTATCCAACGGAAGGCACTGTGCCTCCGGTTAAGGTCAAGACTAAGGTCGAAGGCATCCGGTGGTTGTTTGAGAACCTGTACGTTAAACATTACGGCACAACAGACCCAATTGAATACTCACCGGAGAATGTCGTACTTGTAGGTCGTAAGATGGCTGCAGAAGCTATGAAGGCTCTTGAGCAAGATAATAATGCCATTGGCTGGTACGATAAAACACTCGAACAAGCTATGAAGGTTATGTCTTTAATAGACCCATCGCTTGGACCGAAAGCAAATGATCCAGCGAACCTGTTAGCTTTTAAGTTTGCATTAGCCGTGACATCAAATGGAACAGCGGTTGTACCTAATTTCCAATATGCTTACCAGGCTTATACCACTTGGAAAGATAGTGGTAAGATGCCAACCAAGTGGTCAAAAGGTGGTGACCGCAATGCAGCAATGGTAAATGCATTTAAGTTCTACAACACATACAATGAGTTTTATGAAGCCGGTGATATTGATATGCCCATCACCGAGTTCTTTAATAGAACAATGACCCGTGGTGAGCTATCCAAGTTCATAAAAGACTTTAACGATACATTTAATACAAACATCACTGACCAAACAAAAGACAGTGTCGATACAATTGTAAACGGCAGCTATGTTCTCGGTCCAAAGATTGGTCAAGGTTTCTATCAGAACCTCATTGGGAACTATGACAATCTCACCGCTGATATGTGGTGGATGCGTATGTGGAACCGGCAGATTGGTCGTCCGTTTGAGCCTGAGAAATCAGAAAAAGATATGACAAAGAACCGCGATATTATCGTGCGTGAGATGAAGGCTTCTAAAGGAAATGACCGGAAGCTGGTCAATGAAGCCTTGAAGAATATCGGTGAGACACGTGATGGTCTTTATAATAACGCTGAGCGTATAGATACCTTAACTAATGAGCTGCACCGCGTCTGGAACCGGTACTACGCTCGACATCAGAAAGAGACAGGTAAAAACCCTGAGAAGGGTCAGCTCTGGAAGACAGTAGGCACTCATTTTGGTAATCTTGGTGACACTGTAAGGGATCAACCAGGCAAAACATCAGATCGCAAGTTTATGCGTGAGGCTGCATTCGAAGCTAAAAGGTTGCTGAAGACGGCTGGTATTGATATAACTATAGCAGATTTCCAAGCGCTTATGTGGTTTCCAGAAAAACGCCTACTTAGAATGTTGGGCGTGAAACCAGGTCAAGGCGACGACAATGATTATCGTGATGCGGCTATTATACTAGCTAAGAAAGAAGGATATACGGATGACCAAATCGAAGAAACACTCCGCGAAACAGTACGAGGACGAGAGGGAAACGCTAATATCCCAAGTGCCGAAGGACCTGCAACTGGAGTTCTTCAAGGGTCTGGTGGAACTAGCACGCAAGGGGAGTTCAACTTCAACGAACCAGTCCTCGCCACAGCGACTAACGAAGTCTCTGGACCCGCTCCCAATGTTACAGTCCCAACGCCCCACGAAGTAAAAGAGGAAGCTGAGTTAGCCAGCGCTCTCTTTGAGGTTGGTAAAAAAGGCAGCCCCTATGAGTTTGGCATAGACAATGCTGAAGACATTCAGCGTCTAATTGCAGCCTTTGGAGTAAACCTTAAGCTCTACACATCCCAAAGTAACCTACTTAATGACTTAAATGTTCGCGGCTCCGGTGTCATGGGTGCATATAACCCTCAAGTCAATGAGGGTCGTGGCATGATAGGTGCAATGCAGCCAGGCTACCCAAGAAGAAAAGCCGATCAGTTTGGTTTTAAGAAAAACCAGCAAACAGAAACCGGTTTCTTGACAACATTACTTCATGAGTTGTCCCACCATATTGAAAAGGGCAGAGGTCAAACAACACGTGGTTCAAGTGTAAGGTCAATGACAAACTATGGTTATGGTATGTTTAGAGAAGGTAGTTTTAGAACATTACTTAAAGACATAGTAAACCTTGCATTAAGTGAAAAACTTCAAAATGAAGTGGTCGTAAATCCTGGTGTAAATGTCAGTAAAGACAGAGCCAAAAAGATATCGGGTGAGCTTGATAACCTTCAAGAAAACACCGAGTTCTTTTTCCAAAACAGACCAGAGTTATCACCTGAGTTTGTTAGAGTTGATGGCGATACACAAAGGGCATTGCAAACAAGAATGCAAAGGTTTGATGAGGCTTACAACCAATCTGATGATGCTACTAAAGCAAAGTTTGTATCTCGTGGACAATACGCAGCATCTACAATTCAAGGTCTAGATAAGTTCCAACGTACATATATAATGAACCCTGCTGAAACAGCAGTCGATCCTCTATGGGTGTACCTAGGTAATCCTCAGTTAGCTAAAGAAGTCATGCCGGAAACCACCAAGCTAATTCGTGAGTTTCTCAATGACAGTGAGATGACAAAAGGCATTCTTACTTTCTATTCTTCACCACTAGCAACTGCAGTGGCTGCAGCATTGGCTTTGCTTGCAGTCAATGGTCCAGGCGGTGAAGAAGAGATGCCAATGCCTATGTCTGGTACACCAGCGACCGGCATGTTGACGATATGACCAAGGGTAAGAAGTGCCCACAACGTGCACCAAAGAAAAACTACTTTGCAGAGCTAACCAAGACACCAGAAGGTCGTGCTAAACGAGCTGAGTGGAATAAGAAGGCTTGGGCTAAAGCTGGTCGCCCTGCTGGTGTTCCTCATGGGTACACAAAAGAAACAATAGAGCCTATTCGAGAGAAGGCTAAACAGGAAGCCGAGAGGTTTATAGAAATCATGAGTAAGAATGGCGATGCACCAGAAGACAACTTCGCAAAAGAAGCACTGAAGGCTGCAGTAGAGATTATGCGTGTACCTGGTGAGACACGTGAGCGACTAGCTGCTGCAAGACTGGTCTTAGATTTTACAAAGCAAAAGCCGGTTGCCAAGCAAGATGTCACTATCGGCAAAGCCGAGGACTTCTTGTCTACTTTACTAGAAGAAGAGCAAAAGCAAGATGGATCCAAAACTACGAAAGATACGGAAGAGGCTATACACTGACTTCCCTTACTACTCTCGCCATGCGCTAAAAATAAGAAGTAAAGAAGGCGAAATAAAACCTTTAATATTAAATCCCGCTCAAGAAATACTACAAGCAGCAGTCGATAAACAGCTCAAGGCTGAAGGCAAGATCCGTGTAGTTATCTTAAAAGCGCGGCAACAGGGTTTAAGTACTTACGTTGGCGGTTATCTTTATTATAGCGTCAGTCAACAAAAGGCAAAGAAGGCAATGGTCGTAACTCATACGGCTGATAGCACCAGGGCATTGTTCGATATGACTAGGCGTTATCATGAGCATGTGCCTGATTTACTAAAACCTCACACTCGTTACTCAAGTAGAAAAGAGATTAGTTTTGATGTACTCGATAGTAGTTATGTGGTTGCAACGGCTGGCGCAGACAGTGTTGGGCGAGGCGAAACACTTTCTCATGTTCATGCGTCCGAGCTTGCGTTCTGGCCTAAAAGCAGCGCAAGTGATATCTGGAATGGTCTGGTCCAAGCTGTCCCGAATGTACCAGGGACTGCGATCATGGCTGAAAGCACAGCTAACGGAATAACAGGCACCTTTTATGATTTATGGAGAGGCGCAACTGAAGGCACTAATGGTTTTGTCCCTGTCTTTATTCCGTGGTTTACAGATCCAACGTACAGAGAACCTGTTCCGGATAAGTTCGAACGAACACCACAAGAAGAAGAATTAGTAGAACAATACAACCTAGAAGACGAACAGTTAATGTTCCGGCGACAGAAGATTGCTCAGAATGGTATTGATTTATTCAAACAGGAATATCCTAGCTATCCAGAAGAAGCCTTCTTAACCACTGGTCGGCCTGTATTTAATCAAGAACAGCTAACAGAACAGCTCGAAGCTGCTCCAGATATAAAAGAGCGCCTAGCTCTAGAGAATGAAGAGTTTGTAGAGCATCAAAGAGGTGAGCTGCTTGTCTACAGGACACACGACCCAGGCGAAAGATATGTCATTGGAGCTGATGTAGCGATGGGTGTCTCACAAGGTGACTACTCAGTCGCACAGGTTCTAGACACTCGTAAACGTCAGGTTGCTGTTTGGCGTGGTCAAGTTCATCCGGATTACTTTGCAGATGTCTTGTATGAGCTTGGGTTTTATTACAATGAAGCTTTAGTGATTGTTGAGAATAATGGTCATGGAATATTGACTTGTACAAGGTTAGGTAAGGACTACGCTTATCCAAACTTTTATACTGAGACTGTCATAGACAAGATCACGGATAAAGAAACCACCAAGCTCGGTTTCACAACTACAGCAAAAACAAAGCCCCTAATTATTGACGAGCTCCGCGCTTCAGTGCGTGAGGGCGAACTAAAACTCAACGACAAGACAACACTTAGAGAGATGATGACTTATGTCGTAACCCAGACAGGATCGATGGAAGCTGAACCTGGTTGTCATGACGACTGCGTTATGTCCCTGGCCCTTTGTAATCACATACATGAAGGCAGTTGGGAACCTATCGAATCCTTGGATGAATTTTACACAGAGATGGTTTAACTTAAATGGCAGATATAAGTACATATAAAGAGCTAGACGAAGACGATATAATTGTCATGTTGGACAATAACATACAGTCTTCTGTCGGATATCTCGATGGTGAATTAAGCACTGAGCGCAGGCGTGTTTTAGATTACTACAATGGCAAGCTGCCTAAAGCTGTTAAAGGTAAAGCACGTTATGTAAGTATGGATGTGTATGATGCGGTCAGCTCAATGTCTGCATCTCTACTTGAGACTTTTGCTAGTGGTCACCGGATTGCTAAGTTTGTACCGACCGGTCCAGAGGATATAGACCAAGCCGAAATCTGCACCAACATGGTAGACTATGTCTGCTTCCGACAAAACGATCTCTTCGACACTATGAGACAGGTAATCTTTGATGGGTTAACTGCAAGGGTAGGTGTCTGTCGCGTATACTGGGAACAGATGCAAGAGGTTGATCGTGAGAACTTTGATGAGATAACTGAAGAAGAGTTAGACGTTATTCTGTCACAAGATAATGTAGAGCTAGAAGATAGTGAGACAGATGAGTTTGGTCTGGTCTCAGGAACAATCCTGGTATCACGCGATGCAAGCAAAGTCTGTATCGATCCGGTAGCTCCAGAAGAGTTCTTAATCGAACCACAAGCAAAGAAACTTCATCCGGACTTTATAAACTTTTGCGCTATCCGTGTAGAAAAGACACTGACCGAGCTGCGTCAGATGGGCTACCCCGAAGAGAAGATTAACGAGATTGGTCCTCACGATGATGTTGAGATGGACACTGAGCCGGAAGTCTTGGCGAGGCACGACCTAGTTGGTGCTGACCGAGGTTATAACTCTAAAGGTTATCAAGACCAGGTCCGTTCTGTGATGTGTTATGAGGCATACATTCATTTGGATGTTGATGGCTCCGGAGAGGCTACTCTTCATAGAGTGTTTAAGGCCGGTAATGTTATTCTCGATATTGAAGAGGTTAATCGTTTACCATTCCTGACCTTTAGTCCTATTCCTATGGCCCATGCATTTTACGGCTCAAACTTTGCTGAGAAGCTGATTGATACACAGAACGCAAGAACAGTGCTTACACGTTCTATCTTGGATCACGCAGCCATAACGAATGCACCTCGATATCTAGTGACCAAAGGCGGCCTGACAAATCCACGTGAGCTGATTGATAACCGAGTTGGTGGTCTTGTAAATGTTACTCGCCCTGACGCAATCGCTCCTATGCCGCAAGCGCCTCTCAATCAGTTTGTGTTCCAAACTCTCAAGCTGCTCGATGACGATGCCCAGGACATCTCCGGTATCTCAAGGCTCAGCACTGGAACCAATAAGGATGCCGTAAGTAAGCAAAACTCATTTGCGATGGTCGAGCGCTTAGCCAACATGAGCATGCAGCGCCAGAAGATCATTGCTCGGAACTTTGCCAACCAATTCCTAAAGCCCCTATTCAATGAGGTCTATGCTCTTATTGCTGAGTATGAGGACGCTGAGAAGATTATTGATGTTGCCGGTAAATTCGTAGCTGTGGATCCTGTCCGTTTCAGAGAGCGCCGCGATGTTACTGTTGAGCTACATCTTGGTTATGGTGAGCAGGATCGTGAAGCTCAGAAGTTCTTACAGCTCCACCAGCTCTTCTCTCAGGATCCTAAGATTAGCGCTCTGTACCAGGGCAATAATGTTTATGCGTTAATGAAAGACACATTAGAGAAACAAGGCATTATGAATGTCGAAGATTACTTAACACCACCAGATCAACTACCACCACCGCAACCTGACCCAGCTCAGGAAATGCAAGCGGCGATGGCCCAGAAACAAATCGAGATTGCAGATCGTCAGACACAAGTCGCTGAACAGAAAGCTGCGCTTGATGCGGAGATAGCTCGAAACAAACTAGAGCTAGATATGTTGAAAGCTGAGAATGATCTCGCGCTTAAATCCGATAATCAGGATCTACGTGAGGCTCAGTTCCAACATAAACAAGAAGTAGACGCAGCCGAGCTTACTATAAAAGACCGGCGCAACAGTAATTAAGGAGTTTAAATGTCTACAGATAACCAAGCAGAGCAAATCGAGGCCGGTAACCAAGCCGAAGAACTTTTGAGAACAAAAGCATTCGGAACTACTATCGATGAACTCGTACAATCTACGTTTAACTACTTCGTAAATTCTAAAACAGAAGATACCGAGGGTAGAGAACGTGCATACAATCATTATCAGGCCATCAACGATATTGTCGCTACACTACAACAGCGTGTGCAAGTCCGTGACAATATTAATGAAGGCGATGCTCAAGATGACGATAATGACAATAACGCTAACAACAAGCAGTAAGGAGCACTATGTCCGATAAAGAACACGTGCAAACCGACACAAAGAAACCGCTGGACGCTCAGGGCGCAGCGGATGCCCTTCTGGCAAAGTGGACAGACGATGGCGAAAGCCAACTATCTGAAGACGATAGTCTAGAGGCAAAAGATCAGGCAGTTCTTACAGATAATGAAGAGACTGAGAACTCCAATGATCTTAATGATGAAGATGAAGTTGATATTCCGGAAGAGGATGACATTGACCAGTCTTATGAAGACGACACTGAACTAGATGACGACATTGATGAAGAAGTCAGTGACGAAGAAGCCCTTGAGGTTTTGGAAGTTGACGATAATCATGAAGTTGAAATTAAAGTTAATGGTGAAGTCAAGACTGCATCAATAGGCAGCCTCAAAAGGTTATATGGACAAGAAGCCTCCATCACTAAAAAGTCTCAAGAACTCTCAACCCAACGGCGATACGCAGAAGAAGCGGTTGGAAAGTCTACGGCAGTACTTCAGCGAATGCTGAACCAGGCTACTGAGGCATTCAAACCTTACGCAGAAATCGACATGCTTGTAGCATCTAAAACTATGGGCGATGAAGAGTTTCAAACGCTTCGAAAAGAAGCATCTTCTGCTGCATCAAACCTGAAATTCCTACAAGAGGAAGCCGATCAGTTCTATTCGCAAATGCGTGAGCAGCAAGCTACTGCCATGCAAGAGCAAGCCAAGAATGCTGTAAAAGTACTCGAAGCTGAAATAGATGGTTGGTCTAATGACCTCTACAGTGACATACGAAACTATGCAGTTGAACAGGGCATGAACGAGGACGTAGTAAATACTATCGTCGATCCTGTCGCAATCAAGTTCATCAACAAAGCTCGGATGTTCGACCAGGGAAAGAAGGTAGCAACAGTGAAAAAGAAACAAGCTGTTACTAGAAAGACATTGAAGTCTAAGAAAGCACCTGCTTCTGAAAACCAAGTACGTAAACGTAACCTTTCAAAACAGAAAGATGCACTACGTCAAAGCAGAACGCAGGATGTTACTGATGCTGCAAATGTTATTCTTTCGCGTTGGGAAAAATAACCACTAAGTCATTGAAAGGATTAAACAAATGGCTGTGTTCACAACATATGATGCCGTCGGTCTCGCAGAGTCCGTCGAGGACATCATTTACGACATATCCCCATCGGATACACCCTTCCATTCTCTTGTAAGAAACGAGACAGTTAACGCAAGAACATTCGAGTGGATCGAGGACTCGCTCGGATCGAGCGCTGCAAACGCAGAGGTTGAAGGTTTTACAGCGTCAGACGACTCATTAGGCACACCAAGCCTACGCAGTAACGTCTGTCAGATAATGAGTAAGACCATTAATATTTCTGAGACCCAAGAATCGGTCAAGACCTATGGTCGCGCATCTCAGACAGCTTACGAGCTGGCTAAGGCGCTAAAAGAAATCAAGAAAGACTACGAACGTGCAATGGTTGGCGTATCTAACGCTGCCGTGGCTGGTAATGCCTCAACCGCACGTGAAATGGCCTCAATTGATCAGCAAATTACCGGCGCAACAGATGCCGGAAGTGGCACAACTGACGCCTTGACTGAGGCTGTACTAAACACCGCAGGTCAAGCTGCATACACTGCAGGGTCTAACCCAGATGTATTCATGATCAAACCAGCAGACAGCTTGATTGTTGCTGGATTTGCTACAGCATCGAACAAGACACGCACGTTCAACGACGACACAACTACTTACGTGAACGTCATTGAAGTACTGGTCACTCCCTTCGGAACTTACCGAGTTGTATTAAATCGTGAGCAGCTTAGCACTCACGCTTTCTTGCTCGATACATCTATGTTCCGGACAGTAACTCTACGTCCGTTCACACGTACACTCCTTGCCAAACAGGGCGACAATGATCGTCACCTACTCGTTGGTGAGGTGAGCTGTAAGCATGTGTCTTTCGCCGATAGTCACATGATCACCGGCCTTTCATAGGTCTTTGATAATTGGAAGCCTTGGGCCAGGAGTTTTGCTCTCCTTATCCTGCGCCCAGGGTGACCTTTTTACCTACACTTTAGGAGAAGCATTCCATGACAAATAAAGACGACATTAAAGATAAGATACAGAAGCCTGTAAACTTACTCAGCTCTCAGCAATCCTATTTGCAGGATAACAATAGAGTTATACGTAAAACAGACCAAGCTATCCCTCAGTCATTCCTTACTGATCTGAAGCACCAACGTGAAGACAGTATCAGGAACAACATGGGTGATTACCAATCTGTCGCAAAAGTACCTGTAGCAATTCATGAGAAATGGAAACGCGAAGGCTTTGACATGTTCAAGGAGACACCAAAGGCAATCTTGAAACGCCTACGTGACGAGAACCTTGATGCATTTATTACTACGAATAAGAGATTGTAATGACCGACAAGAAGTACAGTAAGACAGTCACTAATTCTAAGACAGGCCGTAAGCGCACTGTCCGGTATGGAGCTAAAGGTTATTCAATTAGCCCAGGCACCAGTCGTGGTGACAATTACTGTACTCGTTCATTTGGGCAGATGAAGAAGTTTCCAAAAGCTGCCAAAGACCCAAACTCACCCTTACGCCTAAGCCGCAAGAAATGGAAGTGCTCAGGCAAGAGATCACGGAGAAATTAAGATGCCAAATGTACGTGGGAAAAAGTTCCCTTATACAAAAGCAGGTAAAGCTGCAGCTAAAAAAGAGATGGATAAGAATAAGCGCAAGAAGCCAGGAGCGCCAGGGAAGCGCCGATATGGCAAGTAAGAATGTACCAACAAACCCACAGCTTTACTCACGTGTGAAGTCTGAAGCTAAGAGAAAGTTCGATAAATTTCCAAGCGCTTATGCTTCGAGCTGGATAGTTAGGACTTACAAGAAACGTGGTGGTGGTTATCGGGTATCAAGCAATGGCAAAACCAAAAAGAAAACCTAAACGAAGAGCTGCCGGTGGTCTAACCAAATGGTTTTCCGAAGACTGGCGCGATATTTCTACCAAAGACAAAAGCGGCAAGCATCC